CTCCTGAGCTTCCGGCTCCTTCGGCTCTTCTCCCGAGTCCTCCGAGTGTTCCGGGACTTCCGGAATTTCCGGTACGTCCTGCTCTTCCAAGTTCTCCGATTCACCCTCCTGAGCTTCCGGCTCCTTCGGCTCTTCTCCCGAGTCCTCCGAGTGTTCCGGGACTTCCGGAATTTCCGGTACGTCCTGCTCTTCCAAGTTCTCCGATTCACCCTCCTGAGCTTCCGGCTCCTTCTCAGGTTCCCTCTGCTCCTCCGAGTCACTCTCCGGCTCCTTCTCAGGCTCTTCCGGCTCCTCTACTTCCCCCAGCACAGAAATCAGATTGACTCCTACGGACCGAACCTCGGCGATTCTTTCCTCAGTCATATTGATTTCATCACCGGCATCGTAATCTTTCTTCGTTACCTTATCAGTGAACGGAATATTGATTCTCACTCTCTTCATAGGCAATCACCTACGCAGTCTTCTTAAGCGGCACCTTGATTACCTGGATACGCTCATTATCGGTGGTCTTCGCACCAAAGGTATCAAGACCTCTTACGATGTCCTTAAAGCGCTTCTCTGCACGGAGTGCTTCCACTTCATTAATCTGACCGGCAAATGCAATAGCCTTTCTGCCGCGGATATCGCAGTATCTGTGAGTGGTATCCTTTGCCATGTTGGTGGACATGATAACCTCAAAAGTATCATACATACCAACAACGCCTCTCTTGATGAGGTCCGGATTGTTGGTAGACAACGTAATCAAGCAATTCTTGAACACGTTATACGCTTCCGGAGACAACTCGATTACGCCGGCTTCCGCGAAATGACGATCACGAAGTGCTACGATTGCAGCGTCAATCGCATCCTTTACGGATTCCTGGGTAAGATTGTCCGCAACGGATACATTGTCATACTCCTCATAATATCCCATCTCTAACGGGCTTCCCTCCGGGCTTTCTACCTTCGCAAAGGTGAACTTGTGCTTGATGTAGTAGTTCTTTCCCTCTACCACCTCTTCGTCCTTACTCTCCTTGTAGTTGGACGTTCTGATCAGGTTGGCAACATACGAATCACGCTTTACAGCCAATCCGTGTACGGACTTTCTCTGATACTCTTCTGCCAGCCCCGGTACAGACTGTGCCTTATCTACATCGTCAACATAGAACGCGAAGTAATTTGCCTGGTCGATGTATAACATCTGACCTTCGTCCTTCATGTCCTCGATCTCGATATCATTGTTGCCATCGTATTCTCTGATAGTCGGTTCTCCCACTCCGAGAATCTTTACGGAAGCCGCCTGCTTCACATCACCCTCATATTCACGATTACAGTTCTGCACGAGCTTACACTCAATCTCCAGTGCATCCATAATCTTCTTGCTCCAGATACTCTGAACAAAATTCTTGTACTGTGTCATTTTTCTTTTCTCCTCTCTTTAGTCGGGAAGCCTTACCACTTCTGCATGGACCTCTCCACGGCCTTATACAGTTCCGGATTATTGTTAAAATCCTGCACTGTGAACTTGCTTGCCTCTTCAAAGGTATAGAAGTCCTTCACCGTCTCCTGGCCGGTTGCCGGGCTCTTCATGCTTCCCATGGGTTTAATCTCTTTTTTCGGTTGCATCTTGCTGAAGATTTCATAAATCTCCGTCACAGGTGTGTCGGAACTGAACTTCGCCGAAAAGTCCCTAAACTCCTTGCTGTTGTACACATCCTCCGTCACGCCGAGCGCAGACAGCTCCCTTCCTCTCTCGGCATCCTTTCGGTACTCGGCCAGCTTCCGGAATACTGCCTTGTCCCTCGGATTCATGTTCTCGACACCGATTTTTGCCAGTCTGTCGGTCTCTGCGATTACCTCTTCCCATCCGGAAGCGATAACATCCTCCGCCTCTGCCTTTGCAAGAATCTCAGTGTCACGGTCGGAGTACGCCGGAGCATTCGGAATCTTCACTCCTCTGCCCTCGTAAAACTGTCGGAACTCACTCGTCACTTCCGCCACATCGTTCTTCCCGGTTCCCGCTCTCAATACGTTTACAAGCTCGCCATACTGGCTCTCATACTCTTTGCGTACCTTCGCTTCCAACCGGCGCGCCTTTTTGTCCATCGCTGCACCCAGTGCTGCCTTAAACTCCTCTTCGGAGTAGACCTTCTCCGGTTCCGCTACCGGCTGTTGCACCGGTGCAACTTCTCCATCCTGGCTTACGGTTTCTTCTGCGGCCGCACCCGCATTTTCAGCAATGTTCTCCATTACCTCTTCTTCGTTTTCAAACATGATATGTCCTCCTATTTTTTTGCTGGTGTTTGCTTCACCTTCTCCATGTGCTTTTAAGGTCTTCAAAGCTCGGACCATATAAAAAAGCCCCGTAGGGCTTCTTTACTCAACAATTTTCCAATCCTCGGCCAGCATGTCCGTCTGACTCGCAAGCCAGCCAACGCATACATCACCATTTGCAGTACGCATATCAATATGTGAAAGGAACTGCACAACGCCGGTATCATGCATCGCACCTTCATCCTTTGCTAATGCATCATAGGCTTCTAATTGCAACATATCAACATCAACCAAACGGCCATGTACCAAATACAGGTACATTCCTTTTCCGTTCCAGCCTTCTCTTGCAACCTTCTTACCCTTTTTCAGTGCTTCAAGTGCAAGCCCGAATGTCATCTTGTCACATTCACGGTAGGCTTCCTCAAACTGCTTTTCCGGCGACCATGACTGATAGCCATCCGAATACTCTACCAAGTACCCTTCATCCTCCGGATTCTCGTTCTCAGGTATGTCCCAACCTCTGTAATTGTTGTATTCCCCTCTTGTCATAGGTGTTGCTTTGATAATTTTGGTTCCAATATAAGCTTTCATGTCATTCTCCTTCCTAGTTATCATCCGGGTTGTCCTCAATAACCTCAATCTCTTCTTCCGGTACGCCCGCTGCCGGTCCGGCTGCCTGCCGTTGCGCCGCCAGCAGTTGTGATGCCTGCGTCTGCGGATCTCCCATCAGGAACTGCTTCACGCTCTGCTGTATCATCTGGGACTTCATCTGAATCATTGCAATACGCTTCTGCTCCTCCTTAATACGTTTCGCAGCGTCCTGTATCTTGACCTTCGGTGCCACACTGTCATCGTCCAAAAGGTCTCCGTACACCTCTAACTCACTTACCCTCTGGGCGGTAAGGTAGCCGCCGGTTAAAAAGTTCTCGAGAGTTCGCTCCTGCGCAAACTTATCGTACACACTCTTCGGCGTAACCTCCACCTTAACAGTTGCCTGAAGTTCATTTAATACCGACTGCGGTACATTTACAATCACTACCGTTTCCTTGCCGGTATTCGGATCCGGGATTTCCTCCTCCATGTTAACGCCATCAGCGGAATATGCAATCAGATAATCCAACCAAATTCTTGCAAGGTCTTCGATAAAATTCTTGTAGTCTTCCTTCTGCTCCGTCATCGGTGCCTGGGATGCCTGCTGTACTGCAAGGATTGCTTTACCGGAAGCATCCTCCGGGTTTATCTGACCCGTAGCAATGTCTCCGGCTCCCGCAAGTTCTCTCGTCATCTGAATCAAATCATCCTGCAGCTGCTTTACATCCGGAGACATCTGTGCCGGTGGAAGCGTTCCAACCACCTTCCGCACATCATCCACGGTCTGTCCGGCAATCTTTATCACTCCACCCACCGTATTCAGTTCGCCCGGGTTAGTAATTTTTGTCGTGTCCGCAATCTTCTTCGGGTACGCCTGTTCCTTTACCGTAAGCACACGCCGCATCTCCGTACGGTTCACTTCTATCTGGGTCGGAATCAGGTACCTTACCTCTCCTTCGCCGCGGGCACTACCCTCTTTCTCCTCCCAGTTAAAATGCGCCACCGGATACAACGTCAAGCCGGTATCCGTATCTTCTTCAATGACTACCCAACGCGTCGCCACAGAGTAATGTACGGTACCGTTATCCTTGTACAGCTTGTGTACAATGGTGACCATGTTGTCCACCTCGTACTTGGCTGCTTCTCCGCTTTCTTCAAAGGTATCGTTGTCGCCGATAATCTGCTCCATCAGTTCCTCGCTCATGCCACGGGCGCGGGCATATTCCCTTGCCCTGGATACCGGCATACGCTTCCGCACGAGAATATACGGCTGAGCCTGAATATCATCATCGTTCTCATTGCCGTAATACACATCGTTCTTCTTCACAACCTCATTTACCGGAATTGCCTTTTCCACGTCGTAATCCACATAGATAATGCCTTCATCATTGACGGCGCTGTCCCTCGTCACCTTACGGCCCTTGAAGTCCATCTTATCCCGCTCCCAGATACGGCGTGCGTACCGGTTCAGGATGTTACAATACCGGTCTGCCTGTTTGTAGAACTCTGCATTTCCGAAATTCTCCGAAGAGTAATGTATCGCGTACAGATTGTCGTGGATAACTGCGCGCTTGTACTTTACGATCGGTTTGATGAAATTCTTCTGAATCGGCTCAACGCCGCCCAGCTTGACACCGGCCCACTGGTTTCCGTTGAAGAAACGGTAATTCCGGTCCGTGTCGGTGTAGATACCCATCATCCGGTGATAGTTTCTTCCCTTCTCGTACAGTCCCCAAATCTCCGTCTCCCTGATTTCACGAATATCCATTACCCTTCACCTCCCGGCACATCCTTCTGTCCAAGCCCGGTACCATCATAGCTCTCAATATTCTGCATAATGATTTCCATCCGGGTCTGTTCCTTTCGCTGTTCCTCTTCCGCCAGCTTCCGTTCCCTGTTCTCCCTCATGACCTTCACCGGGTGCGGTGCCTCAACCGTCTCTCCTCTGCTTACCGTCTGGCCAACCTTCGCGCCAACAAAAAAGCACACGATACAAAGTGTGCCGACTACCAATGCCAATAATATTTCCATGCTTCCTCCTTATACAACCACAATACTCTCGCCATAATCCTGTACCGTCTCTTTCTTCTTCTCCGAATCGAAATGATGCGTCGGCGGTACATTTATCGGCTCCTGCGTAAACAGAACCTGTCCTCTCGCCTCATGGGCGATTGCAAGTCCCATCATATGATCATCGTGGAATCCTTCCGGCGCCTCTATTCTTCCCTGCTCGTTCCTGATAATTGTAAGCAGCTCCTCCAGCGTCTCCGGATCGTTGATAGTATCCGTATGCTCTCTTACAATCTCAATCAGCCGTGAGATAATGGTCGGGCGCGTCAGCTGTGTGGTCTTGAAACCGAACCGCTTCTCCTTCTTGTTCGTGTATTCGTCAAGAACTTCTCTCACATACTGGTTCGGGTACCCGATACGCTGCAACTCCATAATCGGGAACGTATCAAAGTTTGCTTCAATACCAATCAGCGCCCACTTGTAATACATTCCCAGACAGTACATCTGCTTTGCATACTGGTCTGCGTTGAACTTGTGGCTCATGGCTGCCACCTGAATACCGGTTCTGGCATCCAGTACGTGGCCCGTGAAGTTATCGCTACCGTCTCCCGCGGTATCACCGCCAATGCAGTACTTTGTCACCGCCGGAGTATTTGGTAACTGATAAATGCGGATATAACCGTTTCTGTCGTTCATCCAGCGGATGTTCGTCAACTTCAGTCCGTCGTAATCGTACAGGAAGTAACCAATCTTTAACGGCTTTCTCTTCTTTGCACGCTCCAGCTGTGCCAGAAGCTTTTCCGTATCAAATACGGTCTTACCGGACAACAGGAAGGCTTCCTTCGGCGTACACGGGTACTCCTGCTTTATCAGGTCCTTGTCCAAATACTTCTCGTATTTGTTCCAGTACCAATACAGCTGCTCCGGCTCAAGGAGTTTTTCATCCCTCAGCCATCGCAGCCGTTCATTAATCCATTCATTCTTTGCATCAATAAAAGCAAGGAATTTCTGCTTTGTTTCCTCACTCGGAAAGTTTACCCGGTACTCCGGCGTTCTCCACCATTCGTAGAACAGGTTGATATGCTTTCCGCTGTCCCACATCTTCTGGAAGTCGTTGTAACCGTTGGCCGTGCTCTCGTATATCTTGATACAGTTTTTCGTAAGCGCCTCTCCCAAGGCCGCCTGTATCGGCGAGATACCATCCTTCCAGAAAGCGCATTCTGAACCGTGGAAGAAATTCACCGTTCGGGAACGTCCCACGTCCTTTGTGGCGGTATCTACCGCCCACAGGCTATTCATTTCACTGAATAACAGCTGCTTTTTATTGTTGAACTTCTCTGTTGGTTTCAGCTCCGCCGGTAGCTGCGAATACGGAAACTTTGCTTTGTTCTGGAATATTGTTTCCGCATTATCACTCTTATCTGCCAGAGTGAATCCCTGAAAATTTCGACTTGTAATACTGCATGACAGCTGATATGCCGTCACCAGTGTAGTAAATCCCTGTTGGCGGCCCTTCAATACCAATATGGATATCTCCGGTATCTTCCCTGCCTCAAAGTCCTCTTTCGCCTGATTCAGACGCTCCATGAAGTCCTTCTGCACAACGTTTAAGAAAAAGGGCATGGTCTTCTGGTTCTTATCCACCACCACAAAGAAAAGTTCTATGAGTTTTTCCGGATTCTTTTTTACTTCCTCAAGAAGTGCTCCACCCTTCATCAATTCTTCGGCAATAGCACTTCGCAACTCCTTATCAAAATCAATACTATGGAGTTCTTCCCACTTCTCTTTTCGTTTTGCAATCAGATAATCTGCTGTGTAGGTCATAGCAAATCCTCCAATTTCTTCTTCTGCTCCTCCGTCGCCTGGTCAAGATGATCCGAAAGCCATTGTAACGCCTTCATTCTGTCTGCCAACTTCACGCTCACGCCACTACTGCCCTGTTTAACCTCGCTTATAATGCTCCCATCTACCTCTGCGGATTCTTTTAGACGCACACTGTTTATTTCCTTAGTAAGTGGTACCTTCTTTCCGGTCTTTTCATCCTTAACCATGACCGGACCAAACGCCGCCATTACCTGTACTTCCTCACGTCCAAACTCTACATAATCGGTAATATCCGCAAAGGCAATATCCATGTATTTTTGAAAGATATCTTCCTCCGAAAACAGTTCCCGGTCCATCCGGTTTTGCTTCAAGAAAAGTATCATCTCTTTTACCTTAGCAATTCTTAGCATTCGGGACCCGTTTACCATGGCAGTATTGTAATCACAATCGTATGCTTTCTGATATGCCTTTGTGGCATTAAAGCACTTCGTGTACAAAACGCAGAAAAGCCTTTGCTTATCGGTTAATTCGTCGTTCTCCGCTGCCAGTCTGATTTCTTCGGAAAGCTCCTTTTCCTTCGACAATTCTTTCCAAACCGAACGTTCGCTTTTTTTGCCCGAACGTTCGCTACCTTTTTTCGAACGTTCACCGTCCCATCCGTAAGTACTTTTCCACCTTCGAATTGTCCCCTCCGGACGTCCCAGTTCCGCAGCTATCTCAACCAGCTTTTTCCCCTGCCGGTAAAGCTCCTGTGCTCTCTCAATCTGCTCATTGTTTGTCACCACCTCACCTTCCCATCTCCGGATATAAGAAAAGCACTCCTTCCGAGTGCCGCTGCCAACTTGCAAAAGTAAAAAGCCGCCGTCTCTATGACAGTGGCTCTTACAGGAGGCTAGATTTGTTTTTTCCGTTCTCTCTCTAGTTTAAATTATAACACGGATTTTTGGGAATTGTGGGAAAGTTGCAAATGCGCCGTAATCTTCTTTCCTACTCCGCTGCGCTCCTGATTCAGTGTTTCCGCAATCTCCTCCAACTTCTTCCCTTCCATATACCTCATCTCAAATATCTGCCGAAGCTCCGCATCCTCGATTTTATCTATGTACCGCTCCACCTCCAGCATCTTTTCCTCACACCGCCGCTGCCGGTCCTTTAAGAGAGCAATGACCTTCTTCAATTCATCACATGCCTTTGGTTCATGCATCTGGACCGATACTCCTCGCATAATGCACGGATACTCCGGAGCCGATGCTTGCACCTTACCGTATATCTCCGGCACCTCCTTGTCGTACAGCCTATCAAGTCTCCTCTGAAGATAGGCAACCTCCTTCTTCAGCTTGCAATATTGTTCCAGCTCCTTCTTGGTCACGCCGTTCCCTCCTCTACTACACTTCCACCGAATCATTGTTGGTAATTGTCTGCTCCATCTTAACTGCGCCCTTCGAAGTCATAGCCAACTTGCATTTGATTCTTCCGGCTTTTATTGTTACACTGTCCACCTTATACTCCACGATTGCCTCTGCCGCTGCCCTCATGATTGCTGCCACTTCCGGGATTGGATGCACCGCCTGCTCTCCAAAGTTCTCTTCGATGGCCTCCGTAATGGTTTCTTTCCGCTTCTTCTTACTCGTGTAATATTGTGCGTTCGAGCAATCACACAACTCCGTCGCCACTTCATTGCATTCGTCATTTGTCCACGGAAATATTGTATGGAACATCCTTACCTGTCCGCAGTATCGACATGCTCCGGTCTCTTTATGAATCCCCACCGGCATCTCCTGTTCCCATTCCTTGATTTTATCACTCAGCATACTTCTTCTCCTTTCTCTTCAGTCCACATTTCACGCATCTTAAAAAAGCTACCTTCTTGTTTCCAAGTACTACTCTCTGGACAGTGATAAACTCATGAGCGCACTTCTTAATTCCAAGAGCTTCCCCTACTGTCATTCTCCCTGTATTCTGTTCAAAAGATTCCATACGTTCCTTTCCCCCTGCGGGTGACGCCGCAGGGTAACGATTTGAATAAGTCGGTAGTATCAAATAAGGCGTTTGTGATATGCACACACCAAGGTGCTATTTCCATTTGCTGTATACCAGCTCCTCTTCGTTCCAGTCCGGGTACTGCTCCATCAGGTACTCCCGGAAGATACCTAACATCTCCTGTCTGCGTCCATGATTCCCGTTATCCATCATCTCATGATGATGCTGGCACCCGACCGCTCCGTTCTGCGGTATTCCGAGACCGCCCTTGGCTCTCGGTATGTAGTGCATGATGCTCTTGATATCTTTTGCCAACCATGTAGCTCCTTCCATGTGGTACCCTATCCGGCAGAAGATACAGGATGCGTTATCCCGGTAGTATATCTCCTGGCGGATCTTCGGACTGAACTCACGGGCGCGGGCTTGTTTACTCTTCTTTGGCATCCGCTACTCCTTTCCTCGGACAATCGAGATTGCATCATCCAGTGGTACAACCTTCTGTCCACCCATTCCGTCATTGCCGAATCTCTCAAACGCAACCTTTTCCATTTTCGCAACTGCCGCTTCTTCCGGTTTCCGGGTGTTCCATGCTCTTGCTGCGTTTTCCTTTGAAGTGCTGTACTGTCCGATGCTTGCATTGCATAAATTATTTTTGCAAACTACAACATACTTTTTTTCGCACCTTGGGTATTTTAGCATCTCCGCTTCCCCGCCGCAGAACGGACATTTTCTCAACTCTGCCATGGTATCACTCTCCCTTCATTTCCGTTTGAGTTTCATTTGATTTCTTTTTGAGTTCTTCTGCAATTCTGTTGATTTCCGATACACTTACGGATTGATAATCAAAAGCCATAAAATTTCTTTTACATCTTTCTTTCAGTGCTTTTGCAAATTCCCCGATTGCCTTTGCCCGGATTTCCGCTTCGGTGGTGGTTGGCATATCATCCAACATGAGTTTCAGCATTCTGTATGCCGCACACTCGTTATTAACCCTTTCCATCTCCACAAAGTCGCCTTCTTTGTTTGCCTTATCGTATCTAACGGCGAGGTGCTTGGAGTAATCTTCCAACCTCTTCTTGTATTCACTTCTGCTTATCAAATCTCCCTGCATGGCATCACCCTCCGTTCTCCTTCAGCACAACCATCCCCGCTGCCATGGCCAAGTGATACTCCTTTACCGCTCCCCGGCTGTTCTCCCAACCCTTAAGCATATAGATGGTGTCACAGCAACTAAGCACAGCTTCGGCCACTTTCATGTAATCCTCCCACGTGGACACTTCCGGCATGCCCTGATTAACCCGCGCCGGATTGAACACGTCATATCCCTGTATCTGTAGCTGTTTCTCCGCCACCGCAAACCGGAGCATATAATCCGTCGTTCCCGTTATCGGGCCGCTTATGTATACTCTCATTGACTTTCTGCCTCCTCTGCAAAATCAAATATGTGTGCTCCCTCTTCCGGTCCGGTGAATACATACACACCGCCCTTAGGTATACCAAACAATCCATAAGCAGCCCAATTGCATCCAGAGGAATCTCCTTCCTTCGGTGAACCCTTGCCGGTATATCTTCCCAGACATTCCTGGTATGCACTGTTTGCCGGGGAATTCGCCCCCGCTTTCCTGAAATCATCTACTGTTGCCACATGGCCACACATAGGACACTTGAATCTCCATTCGAGAACATTCTTGCCAAATCTTCTCTCTCCTTCAGCCTTCCAATCATCCAGGCTCTCATACACTTTCTCATTTTCATCATCAAAGGTGATATGTCTACCTTGTCCGATTTTCATGGTTCTTTTCATGGTTCCTCCTATCTCATCCACGTTTCCACAATTACCGGGTCATCATCTTCCGCTCTCGGAAATCTTGTCTGGAATCCCGCTGCCTTGATATCTTCCTGTATTCCTTCCAGTGAACTCCTCGTTATTGCCGTGTTGGTCGGGTGACATCCCACTCCTTCCCATATACGGCATACATACTCTCCCGGATGGTCCTTGGGCTTCTCGTATATTACAGCCATCGGTATCTGTATTTCTGAGAAATCCACCTGTGTCAAGCTATCTACTATCATGTCCATTATTACTCCTCCCAGAATAACTCATTTAGCGTCTTCATATCCGCATCCGATATCCCGTAGTACATAACATACGCTTCTACAAAATCGCCAACAGATCCGCCGAACTTATCGTCAATCAAGTCCTTGGCCACCTTTGCCTTATATCCCTCCTCACTCATGACCGGCGTAACGATGCTGTTCACGTTCTGGAACAGTCCGTGCTCCGTCAGTCTCCGGAGCATTGTGTATGTAGTGGACTTCTTCCATCCAAACTCCTCCGCACACAGCTTCACTACCGCTCCGGAACCGATACCCTCACGGTCCCAGAGCAGCTGTGCCATCTTCATTTCCATTTCACCTATTCCAAATCTCTGCATATTATTTATCCTCCGTTTCTTTCCAAATAAACTTACGGCCACAGTTCGGGCAATAGTCGTATCCATTCCCCATATTATCTTCTGCCGGCTTTCCACAGGTACAAAAATGGTACTCTCCACGATTATCAAGCAGTACCATCTCTCCCCCCAGTCTCTCAACTTCTTCCGAGCTCAATCCGGTTTCCTCATACTGCATCAGCTTTTGCAGACACGCATAAAGCTGATCGTGAATCTCTCTGGTAATGGTCTGCCCTACATACAGATTCTTCCACAGCAATCCCTTTACACCCCAGTTCCCTAAATCATCGGATTCCGTCAACCGTCCCGGATTCTGCTTCACACTCTGTATTTCTGCGACTTCCGGCACTTTTTCCGTGTTGATTTCTTCCAAATCCGTCTCAGTTTCCACCATCACCGTTTCACTTTCCTCAAAATCCGTCTCGCATTTAGTATTTTCAACGATTTCCGATGTTTCCTGCCCCGCTGCCGGTACCCGTTTACTTGCATGGTTACAGAACCCCTTCTTCTGGACATGACACTTATACCGCTCACAATACATTGTCTGGTCATATCCTTCTACGTGAACCGCACAGGAACAATCTTCACAATGACACTCGACAATGGTAAGTATTCCTTCATCACTCTTACTGTGGCACTCAATTATTTCAAGAAGCCCCTGTTCCTCCGCATCCTCGTACTTTGCGAGTTTATCTATTACTTCCCGGAGGCACTTACAATCTCCCTGCAGATGCGGACAATATTCCTCTGATACATCGCAATCTTCATGTTTACAAACCATTTCGCGGTATTCTTTGTCGTATGATGTCAATCTACTCATTTCAGCTCTCCTCCATTCTTCGCAATCTCGTACAGCGCATGGGTACCGTCCAATATCTGTCTCTCTGCTTCATCTGCGAACGTCCAGCCGTATCTTTCCAGAATAGCGTAACCCTTCAGTATATCTTCCCCGATTTCCTGGTTAAAGTCTCCGTTGTAGTTCACCAGTTCTTTATCGTTCATTACTCTGTGTAAGAAAATCAGCATCTGATGCAGCATGCTACAGTTCCCGATTTTTTCCTCCGCTTCTTTCCGCTCTGCTTCAGTAAGCTCATAGTATGTTTTCCCTCCAAAGAAACTGATCATTTCAGATTCGCAAAGATAGACTCCCATAGGCACCAACATTCCCCAAATAGCAGTCTTTATCTCTTCTTCTTCCTTGATGGCATCTATTTTTCCTGAGATAACATTGCTGATAAACTCTTTCCGCCGGATATCACTCTGCTTCCGAATCGCCTTAATCTCCTTCTTAGCGCGTTCCTTCTGTTTCTGCTGTTTCTCCGCCGCAGAAACAGTGTCTTTTTTCTTGCATTTCTTTAAAACATAAAACACACTGTATTTCACACAATAGTACAGTTTCTCGGTTCCCTGCTTTAAGGAAATCTTCTCCGGCAATTTCTTATTCAGTCCGATTTCCTTTACAATCTCCCAGCCATCCTGATACATCTTCCACTCCGTTCCGTCCGGAGCTTTCTCTACCCCAAGCGGTTTCAGCATTCCAACAATCTTCTTGATTTTCTCCGCTTTCTCAGCTTCCTTCACCGCATCCTGTGCTTTCCATACAAGCTGACTGGAATTGGTTGATTCTCTCAGAATTCTGTTTCTGGTTTTGACATCCTTGACCTTCTCCAATTCATACAGGTCCTTTAACGATAACTGAAAGCTCGGACTCTCTTGCTTCTCCTGCAACAGCTTCTGATCGAGTTTCGCAATGTTCAAACGATGCCGGATGGTTGTCTCGCTGAACCCGGTCTTTTCCGCAATGGTATCCACCGTTTCTCCCAGGTCGAGCATCATCTGAAAACCCTGCGCCTGCTCATAAATCGTAAGGTCATTCCGTTGCATATTCTCTTCCAGCATGATGGCCACTTGCTCTTTCTTGGAAATCTTACTTACAATCCGACACGGCACTTCGCTAAGACCGGCAAGCTTTGATGCTGCCAGTCTTCTATGGCCAATTAATACATGAAAATCAGACTTTTCGGAAATGTCCTCCGCTGCCGGTTGCTTTTCCGGTTCTTCCGTCAATGCACAGATCGGCATTACCGTCAGATTCTGCATAATGCCCTGTTTCTTAATAGACTCCGCCAATTCCGATACATCCCCAACATCCTTTCTCGGATTGTCCGGGTGCGGAAAAAGCTGATTAATGCTGATATTAATAATAGTTTCCATTCTTACTCCTTCCTCGTGACCTCACTCCGAAGCCACGCTCTGTATTCATGATTTTCCGTAGTGACCGAAAACGCATGTCCATTTAGTAGTTCTGCGGTTTCCTGCCACTCTTCCTTGTTCGCAACATCCGTCCCTCGGGACGTCTTCCAACCGTTTTCCTGCCACCGGGCCAGTTCTTCTATTCCCGCTGCCACATAGCCGCTCTCGGTATGGATGGTCAGACTGCACTTTTTTGTCAGTCTGGCAAGGGCCATATTGAGGATACGAAGCTCTGACTGATTGGCCGTCGCATTTAGTATTTCTGCGTTTTTCGTCAATGTCACCGGTTCTTTTTCGGTCTTCATCTCCAGGATATACCCTGCCTTACCGTTCCCGGCTCTCGGAGAACGGATGCCCGATGCCGTATAGATGTTTACGTGTTGCATCTTATCCTCCTTCCTCCCGGTGATGCAGCTCCTTTATCCGGCACTCCGTATAATGCAAATAGCTCATGCCGGTATACGGGTTCACGCCACACCGGACGCTGTCCCGGTCTATGTAGTACCCTTCCGTCGGTACCGGCTGACCGGTCTTCATCACCTGCTCCATCAGTTTCCGCACAGTCCTTTGACTGTATACCTTACGCTCCGGCTCCGGACGTACCAGGTTGCGGGAGGTTGAGTAACTACACAGTACCTTTTGGTCTTGCGCCGGAAACAATGACATCTGACCATCCAGTTCTTCCTCTGGCTGCTTCACAATGTACGCCGCCAACTCCTGATAACCTCCCGCTTCATGGGTACTTGCATAATAGGCACGTCCGTGGATCCATTTTGTTTGTATGAGGACATCCGTATCCGGAGTCCCGCGCATACGATTCACCAGAATGTGGATATGGATACCGCCCCGCTCACCGATTTCCATCCGGTATATATACTTGAAGGGTTCTCCCCGCTTCTTATACTCCCGGCGCATGGCACCCAGAAAAGCTTTCAAATCCTTCTTGACTTCTCCTACCGGCTTTCTGATACCGGCGGGATATTTCAGTGTTACCCACAGGTCGTTCGGGTAGAAATTCATCTTGATTAGTCTCCGTACCCGGTTCTCTCTGTTCCGCTGGTTCTGTTTCTTTATCTGTTCGGGTGTAGGCTTTACCTTCGGAGCACGCTGTTCTCCCTTTGCCCCATACTTCCCCGCAAATTTATATTCATACTCCGTAGAGTTTAAAAAGTAATAGATATCGGCATAGTATCCCATAAGTTCACCTAACTTTAATATACTAATAGTGTTACGAAAGGGCTTGTCCGCCCGCCGTAAAAAACTTGACGAAAACCGCCTATTATGCTATACTTTCCTTGTGATGGTCTGTTAGCATAACAGGCTCCTCCGATGCATCTTCGCGGCTTGCATCGGAGGTTTTTCTTTTCTCTGCCTTCCGGCGTCTGATTGCCTCCTGCATCTCTGCTTCCACTGCATCCGTTCTCGCTGATGTGTACCAAATATTACCCTCTTTGTCCCGCCAAAATGTATATGTGTTACCAGCCTTCTCCTCAGTGGCAATTATCACAGATTCCGGCGGAGGGTTGACACTGCTCATAGCCTTCCGGAACAATTCATCTCTATCCATTGGTCACCTCCCTAAGCTTACCGCAATACAATACTTTCCATAACTCATACCGGCGGCACGTGCCTTCGCATTAATCCTCGCAAGCTCGCTCATGCCTTTCTTTTCCGGTACCGGTGCCTGCTCCTGCAAAAGTTTCATCTTCTTTGCATGATTCCGGGAGTTTTCTTTCCTCTTCTCCCTTTTGCACTCATCACAGCAATACAGCGTATTGTCCCGGCCAGTCTCAAATTCGTTCCCGCACCATCCGCACTTCTTCCTGATGATTCGCTTGAACTTGTACTCCATCCTCATCCTCCTTCGTAAATCCTTCCAGTTCGCCGTTATTGATAATCGCTTTCATCCCGCGACATGCCATGACATAACACTCAAATAGGCCGAACTCCGTCTGCTGCATTTTCTTCCTCCTTTGTCGTTGCACCGGTGCAATTACTCCCCAGCCGCCTTTTTCTCTGCCATCTCTGCACGTATCGCCTCGATATCATCCCAAGTCAGACCGTACTTCGCCAAAAATGCCGCTGCCTTTATGTAATACTTCCTCTTAAGACCGGCTTCCGACGGAATCGCATCCGCGATATCCGCCAGATCGCCGCGTCGTACCAGATTGCAAAAACGCTCCCGGTGCATCCCAAGGAAATAGGCAGCTTCCTCCATCGTTATGTTCTTCACCGCCATCAGTTCATCTCCTCTGCTTCACCAAGAAACTTCTGCAGCTCCCGGCGTTCTCTTTCCAACAGTCCAATTTCCTGTGCAATCCCCCAGATACGGTCCCGGCATAACTGCCTTACCGTTTCCGGTACTTCATGCCGTACTTCCGGAACAACAATATGCTCTGCTTCTTCCTTCTCCGCTGCCGGTTCCGGCGAAGGATATTCCGGGGTCTCCTCCATCGGTACCGGCTCCTGCTTGGCTGGACGGAACTCTTCAGGCTTTGCATGGTTCTTTTTCACCTGCTGGTGGAATACCTCCGTCTCCGCTGCACGTCTTCTTCCCGGTTTCCCCGGAAGCTCCGCCTCCGAAATCCCGTTTCGAAGCAGAATCTCCCGAATCTGTTCCCTGCTACACTGGTTCAGTTCCGCAAGGATACCGATTTGCTCTCTCTTCTTTTTGGCTGCTTTGAAATCAAAGACGATTTCAAAATCACTCATTTGCATGATAATTTTCCTTCCTCCGCCTTTAGGCGGTCTGCTTTTCTTTCTGCTCCAGTGCCTGTCTCGCCGCAAGCACCTTTGCATTACTCTCAATGATACGAAGGCTCGGCTCATCCAACTGCTTCAAAAGCTCTACCGTTTCTTTGATATCCTTCTTCTGTTCCTCAGACATATATCTCACCCCTTTCTCTTTGGTTGACTTTTACTAGATTTTCTCCTATACTGTATGTACAGGCTTCGACCAAAGCCGAGTACATACAGAAAGGAGCGTTTTGTATGAAGCTAACAGATAGCGACAAGATTGTATTTGCCAAAATCTTTACCGAGCTTGCAATTCAAAACGGATTAATCCAGCAGCGTGCCAATTCTCAACTCACTGCAACGGAAGTAACCAACTTCTTCCACACCGTTTGTGAAACACTCGATAAAAAGGAAAACAAGTAGTATCTACCTACGCATCTGCGCTCTGGCGGACACCAGCTCCGCCAGGGCCTTTGTCATCTCCGGCATCGCTTCTGTCTTCTGCACCGATTTTTCCTCCGATGCGTTTTTAATCCATCCGCACAAACTTACGATGGTTTCGTCTACTTCCTTATAAACGTCCGTCTCTCCATTCATCCCCCTCTTCCCTCCTTTCCTTTGTGTTTTCCCCTTCCTTTTTTTCGATTCCTTGCATTTTTCTTTCGAAAATGATAAAATAGTATCACCCATATAGGGCAAGAAAGGAGTTGGTCCTCATGACCAAAGTTTTGAATTTGCCCCGTTCCCTTCATTGAGGTCGCCACTTGGTCCCCCCAGCCATAAATGGGAGAAAAATCCGTGGTAGATTTACGATGCAGCGTACAATTCCGGCGCGTAACCGGGTTAAAAAACGGGAGACGGCACTCACCGCAGATGGAACAAATGCTTCACTGTTACCGTTTCTCCTCAATTCCACCAACTAATGGGCTATCTACACTTTTTATGCTGAACTAAAACTGCATAAGTGGTGGAATACCTAAAGAAACATTGGCGCATTACAATGTGGCGAAAGCCTGCAAGGTATCTAGGGTTAAAAAATTTAGGCAAAAACTGTTAGTGAATGCGCACTAGCAGTTTTTTGTTTTCTCCGGAAGCTTCGGCTTCAGGAAATAATCCGTGTTCACGCCCAGAACAAAACATATAGCGGCGTACTCTTCTAACGTCAGCTTCCGTCTTCCCTTTAATGCCAGGCAGAGGGCCGGTACCCTCATTCCTGCTTTCCGCGCCAGATTGCTCTGGGTAATTCCTTTGGCATCCATATACTCCACAATGGCAGATACCACTTCCACGCTATCCCTCCTTTCCTTGTGTGTTTTTGTGCTTCTGCGACTATTATATGTCTCATGCGCACATTTGTCAAGGGCTTTTCTTTCTTTTTTGTTGACAATCGCACATTTTCATGTTATTCTTGTGTAAGAAAGGAGGCGATGGCATGAAAGAGCGCATTAAAGAAGTCCGTAAAAAACTTGATTTAACCCAGCAAGAGTTTGCTGATAGAATTGGCATCAAACGTAATACTATTGCAAATTATGAAACCGGTCGTAATGACCCTGTCAATTCTGTTATTTCATTAATCTGTCGTGAATTCAGTGTCAGTGAAGAATGGCTCCGGAACGGAACCGGTGAGATGTTTATGCCGGTACAGGATGAGTTTGCTGCATACGTGGAAGATTTGCTTTCTGATGATGACAACCCGCTGTACGATATTATCCGGGGAACCATGCAGACCTATCATGGATTGGACGGGAAGTCCAAAGAAGTAGTAAAAGAGTTCTGTAGAGAACTGATCGAGAACCTAAAAAAAATGAGCTGACAGTCGTCTGCTGTCAGCTCATTTTGTAATTGTAGCTTCGTTACTTATTCAGTTCATCATATCTTTTCTGTAATTCTTTCAATGCTCTGTCTTCCGCTGCCTTCCGTTCGAACAGCGGAGTGAAAATAAGTATACTAACAAAGAAATACACTACAGCACCCACAACCGCAATAACAATACCTTCCAGCAAATCACTTGCACTTGAAATTCCGGCTATGTACCAAAAAGCAACAAATATCACTGCTGCTATCACCGCAATCACCTTTAGTGAACGTATCGGCCTGTCCTTCTCAATCTTCGTCTCCATCTCCCGTATCTGTTTGTAGAGACTCTCTTTCTCGTTCATAATCAGTCACCGCCCTTCTCTTACGACATAACTCCCTGTACCTTTCTTCCAAATAATCCAGTTCTTCGTTTTCTTCTCGATTATGAGAGAACTTCCACAGAAAAATCCCACAATTGATAAAGTAAATAAAGCCAGCTATTATGATAGATACAATCGCTAATGGTACGAACTCTTTTATGCTGGTGTCCACATCGCCTATTTCTTTTATAAACAGAAAAACAAAAAAGGCATATCCGCCAATGACCAGTAACGTTCGTATATTCTGGTTTCTAATATACTGTTTCTTCAACTCTACTATTCGCCAATAAAGCGCTTCTTCTTCATCCATACATGTGCCTCCAATCCTTTTTCATCTTTTCACTGTACTTGTTTCCCTTTCAGTTTACAACTGTTGTACCATTTTGTCAACTCTACCATTCCTAGACACATGACACTTTATGAGAGTATGGGTCTGCTGAAGAAATCTGGTATCCGAATCATCAATCCGGTTCTCCACCATCTCCACAATCTCCTTTTTGTACATCTGGCCGATTGTATTTACCTGCTGCTTCGCTTCGTTTCTTTCCTTCATACGTATTTCCTCCGTTTTCTTTCGTAGGCTTGCCGCCCCATGTATATCTCTATGCTTCCATAGCATTGTTGTATTCACACAAGGGGATGCGTCAAGCACAAAATAAATTTTTCTATAGTAATTATGTGAGACGTTCTGTTCACTTTCAGTCTGTATATAGGAAAGCGCCTTTACTGTCTTTCGTCTTTTGTATTATACATTCTAATCCCTTTCGCCTATAATTGCAATACTTACGACCGTTCATGATATAGAACGCACAACCGTATACAACTCTTCCACCGGCACATCCAACACTTCCGCTATCTGGGCCAGCATATACAGCGACGGATGAATCCGGTTCCGGGCGATATACGACACGTAGCTCTTCGCCACCCCTGCACGCCGCGCCAGCTCTCCCACCGACATCTTCCGCTCCTCCAGCACCTCCGCCAGATTATACCTTACCTCTACCATACCAACATCTCCTTTTGTAATAGTATTCCACCTTCGTGGTACTATTATTATGCTGGATGGAGAACGTATTGTTGACGTCAACAATACGATACGAAACCGTACACAAATTGTGTACATTTGGCAACCGGTGACAGATTGTCACCGGTTGCCACCATAGTGTGAAATTCTTTAAATCGTCACTTGCCTTTCACTAAAAATCGTGGTACTATAAAAGCAGGTTTAACAAACCATAACTTGACATAAGAGGAGAACCTTTCATGAAAATTTTTTTCAAGTCAAAGAAAGTACTTGCCATTCTACTGATTATCCTATCAATCATCGCTGAAATTACTCTTGCTGTTATTTTTTGGAATAAAAGCGATAAACAGTCCAATTTTATAGAGATTCTATGTTTTAGTACACAAATCATAAGTAGCATCTTTGTAACCAGTGGTGTAATAATTGCCGTTTGGCAATATTATCTTTCTTCCCAAAGCACCAAAAAGAATTTAGAGATTATTCAGATTCAAAGAGCTATTGACCTTTCACAATACTACAAGGACAACATACTAAAATTTGTCCCGGCTATCACTTATGTTTTCGAGAAGGTTAAAATATTAGAAATATTCGACAGAATTAAAATTGATGATATGAGAGACTTCGATACCTATGAGCTGGAACGTTTATTAACAAAGGACCAAATTCGACAATTAAAAAGTGTCCAAAACTCAGATGCATTTGTAAAAGCAATTCTCGAAGCAAATGATATATATGGTCTCAACCTTCAATTTATGTCCTTTGAGACAATTATTGAGAAAGATGGTCAGAAAGGTAAATCGTTAAAACTGGACAAAAACTCCATCATTATCGCTTTCATGGCCAACCTTTTAAATGCTACATTGAACAACTTAGAGTTTTTTGCTTTGCACTTTAAACATAATACTGCTGATGAGTCTGTAATATATCAGTCTTTACATCAGACCTACCTAAAGAATATACCTTATCTCTATTACTTCATTGCTAGGCACAACACAGATCCGGCAAATAAGTTGTATACCAATGTGATATGGCTCTTTAATGAGTGGAAGCAAAAAAAGCTCAGCAAAACATTTTGCGTTCACAAAGTGCCTCCTCGGTACCGTCCGCGGGAAAAATCTTTTCAACGGAACATTTATAAAATATCTTGACAATTAGTTCAAAATGGTATAGTATGAACATGAATAGATTTTGCATCTATAAGGAGGATATGTTATGGGAACTGGAAGTACAACCGTATTTTAATTTACAATAGTCAAAAAGGCACTTGGTTTTCAAGTGCCTTTTTTCTTGCAAAAATCTGGTCTACTATGGTATAATCCGATTAACTTCATAATAAAAAAGCCCCGGTGCGCCAACACCGGAGCCTAACCATATTGTCACTGGAAGTGCAATACTCTCATCACTTTTATTATAGCACTTCCGCTTTCGAATGTCACGCATTTTTAAGAAAGGAGTGCTATTTTTATGCCTAGAAAACGTCAAATCATGCGGAACCCGAATAACTACGGTACCATTAAGAAGCTGTCCGGGAACCGTCGCAGACCCTATATGGTTGGAGTGAACCCACGCATCAATGACAAAGGGACCTATTCTTACGATATTTTGGGATATTATGAGGACCGTACCCAGGCGATGATTGCCCTCGCGGAGTATAACAAGAATCCGATAGACCTCACCAACGCCCGCATGACCTTCGCAGAGGTATTCGATGCCTACTTTGAGGACAAATTCGTCCGTTCCAAGAAGAAGCTTTCCAAATCCTCTGAAGCAAATACAAGGGTCGGCTTCAAAAACTGTGCAGTCCTACACAATCGGGTTTTCGCAGACCTGCGGCACTTAGACTTACAAAGGGTTGTTGATGACTGTCCGCTCAAACATGCCTCACTGGAGCTGATTGTCTCCCTCTATAACGGTATGTATGCCTTTGCTATGAGAGAAGATATCGTACAGCGCAACCATGCCGAATATGTTACCATCAACATCCCGGATGATGATGAACACGGAATACGTATGTCTGACTCAGACATAGCATTGCTATGGGAGCACAGTGATATTTCTTTTGTAAAAATTATTCTGATTTATCTTTACACCGGATGGCGTGCAAGAGAGCTTTCCGAGATGCCGAAAAGCAATGTAGATATAAATGAAATGACCATGACTGGCGGAAAAAAGACCAAAGCAGGAAGAAACCGTATCGTTCCTATTCATCCTCGAATTCAAAGCTTTGTCAAAGAGTTGTACGAAACCGAAGGCGAATACTTACTTCCTTCCCGCGGCTCCCATGTGTCCTATGATAAAATCTATAAAAACTTTGCAAGCACTCTGCAGCAATGCGGAATCACCACCAAATATACTTTACACGACTGCCGGCACACATTTGACTCCCGCCTTCACGACGCAGGTGTTCCGGATTTAATTCGCAACCTTTTAATGGGACATGCCGGAAAAACATTAGATGAAAAAGTATATATACACAAGACGATTGACCAGCTCCGCGAAGCAATCGAAAGGCTTCCGTGAGTGTTGCTAGTTTGTTGCTATCAGCCTCTCGGAAGCCCTCGTCACTTATCGCAAAGCCCTTGATTTTACTGGTTTCTGTGTTTTCTCAAAATAAGCAATTCTAGAAAATGATTAGATTTCTTAGAAATCTCCGAGGTTCTATTTCTCCGGCTCACCCAGGGTAGCCAGCATAATTGCCTTAATGGTATGCATACGGTTCTCGGCTTCATCAAACACTACAGACTGCGG